TTGGAAGAAGTACCTTAACGTACAACCGCTGGGTGCACCTAAGCTAATCTAATGAAAATTATTTGTCATAGAGGTAATACATTTGGACCTGATCCAGATAATGAAAATAAACCTGAGGTAATTGATTATTGTATTAGTCAAGGGCACGATATAGAAATTGATCTCTGGGTTCATAATAACGATCTTTATCTTGGGCATGATGAACCGACATACCCTGTCCCTATGGATTATCTGGTATCAATGAAGACAAGATTATGGATACATTGTAAGAATCTCCAAGCAAGTACTGAGTTGTATAGGTACAGGGGGTTTAATTATTTCTTTCATGATAAAGATGATTATACTTTGACTTCTCAAGGAAATGTTTGGACTTACCCTAAGCCTCAAAACGTATTTTCCTATAATCAAGTTCTTTTAGATTTTTATCCAAATGTAGATTTTGAAAAATATAAACTATTAGGTATACACGGGGTATGCGTTGATTATGTCTAAAATATCTATTTGTTGTCCTGTATACACAATGAAAAATAAAACTGCTGAGAGATTCTTAGTAGAATATCTTTCGCATCTTATGTATCAGACATTTAAAGACTTTGATGTTGTAATATCTGATCAAAGCGAGAGTGACAACCTTAAAATTATATGTGATACATTTTCGCACGTTCTGGATATTAAGTATATTAAAAATACAAGTAATAAAAAGAATGCTGCCAATAATGTAAACAATGCAGTCAAGCATGCTACAGGGGAGATAATTAAATTACTCTATATGGATGATTACTTCGTAGATCAGGATGCATTACTTAAAATCTCTAATGCATTTGATAATAACCCAGACGGTAAATGGTTTATATCCGGGTTCACTCACAGTAATGAAGACCGGACCCAGTTCTTTGATACCAGACACCCCTGGTACGAAAACAAATATGTCAATGGGGATAATACTACAGGTAACCCATCTAATTATGCAGTTAGAAACAACTGTGCTTTAGAGATGGACGATGACTTGCTTTGGATCGTAGACGGGGAATACTTTTACCGGTCTTACTTTTACCACGGTGACCCAATTAAACTAGATGACGTTTTGGTCTGTTTTAGGGAACATGGTTCCTCTGCTTTCCGGGATCCAAAATTTCAAGAATTAGATGCAAGAGAGCGACAATATTGTATTGACAAATATAATGGTACAATGCCAACGAAAGAAGTAGCACTGAACTGGAAATGATACTATAATATGTAATTATGAGGACTACATTATGAAAATTGGAAGTGAAACTATTGCGTTGTTGAAGAACTTTGCATCTATTAATACGAACATCGTATTTAAAGAGGGTGATGCTGTAAGTACTATCTCTAATGCTAAGAATATCTTTGCTAAAGCTACTATTAAAGAAACTATACCTAAAGAGTTTGCAATTTACGATCTGAACTCTCTTCTGGCTATGTGGACGTTGACTGATAGTCAAGAGATTGAATTCGGTGATAAGTGTATTGGTATTACGAGCCCGGCTGGGAAGTTTGAGTACTATTATTCGAATCCTGAGATTGTAACTGCTGCACCTACTAACGAAATTGAACACGTTGATGTCTATAAGTTCAAAGTAACTGCCGAAGACATTCAGATGATTATGAAAGCAGCCGCTATCACCGGTGCGCCTACTGTATCTGTAACTTGTAAGAATCAATCTGTAATGTTATCTGTAAGCGATCGTAAAAACGATACTGCATCTAACTTTAAAAAGAGTCTTGGTACTTCCTTTGATGACTTCGATGTTTTTATTGCAGTAGAGAATTTAAAAGTTATTCCTGATGCATACGATATTACTGTTGCTAAGACCCCTAACGGTAAAGCTAAATTCCTTCACTTTAAACATGAGTCGAGACAACTCCAGTACTGGATTGCTGCCGAGCCTGGTTCAGTAGTTTAAGGAGTAGGGTATGAGTGAACATTTTATCTGGGTTGAGAAGTATCGCCCTAGGAAGATAGACGATTGTATTCTGCCTGAGTCTCAAAAAGAGTACTTTAAGCAAATGGTTGCTAAAGGTGAGATTCAGAATATGCTTTTATGCGGTACTGCTGGTACTGGTAAGACTACTGTTGCTAGAGCCTTGTGCGAGGAACTGCAAACTGATTATATGATCATTAACGGATCAGAAGAGTCAGGTATCGATGTATTGCGTACAAAGATTAAGCAGTTTGCATCTACTGTCTCGTTTACCGGTAATACAAAAGTAGTTATCCTCGATGAGGCTGATTATCTTAACCCTAATTCTACTCAACCTGCACTCCGTGGCTTTATAGAAGAGTTTGCAGGTAACTGTCGATTCATTCTAACGTGTAATTTTAAAAATCGTATTATACCGCCTTTGCATTCTAGGTGTGCTGTAATTGAGTTTAAGATTCCTAATGCTGATAAGCCAACTATTGCAACTAACTTCTTTAAACGCGTATGCAGTATATTGGATCAGGAACTTATACCTTTTGATCCCAAGGTAATCGCTAAAGTAGTACAAAAGCACTTCCCGGACTTCCGTAGAACGTTAAACGAACTCCAGCGCTACTCTCAATCAGGGTCTATTGATGAGGGTATTCTAGTTAGCGTGAGTGAAGCTAATATGAAAGACCTGGTCGATGCTATTAAAGATAAAGACTGGAAGAAGATGAGAGGGTGGGTCGTTAATAATTTAGATAATGACCCAGTATCGTTATTTCGTAAGATTTACGATACATTGATACCTATGACCAATCAAGTACCTCAATTAGTATTGACTATCGCTGACTACCAGTATAAGTCTGCGTTTGTTGCAGATCAAGAAATTAATCTGGTTGCGTGCTTAACTGAAATTATGGCATCGGTAGAACTTAAATGAACGAATTTTTAAAACCCACGTTAGAATGGATAAAAGATGATTGGAATTCTCATCCTGTACGCTTTGGTATCGAGTTGCTTGCTTGGGGCATTAGTATTGGTTGTAGTATCACTATGGCCGCTACAGTCCCTACTCCACCGCTTCTTGTTCTGTATCCTATTTGGATCGCTGGCTGCGCTCTGTATGCTTGGGCTGCTTACACTAGGAAATCATTTGGAATGCTCGCCAACTATATACTACTCACCACAATCGACACAGTCGGTTTAATTAGGATGGTGTTCTGATGTTCGGGGAACCTAAAGTTGAGATAGTTATTGAGCCGTATAAGGCGCCTGCTATTTCACCTTTCGATTTTATAAATGCAATCACCTATAATAAGAACGATCTTATGGTAGATGACTGGGCTGAAAAGCAGTATGTTCCATATATCGTAAATAAAGGACTTTCGTACGGCGCTGATACCGTAATCCAGGCAAATGAGATGAATTCTAGACCTCATTTAGATAAAAAACTCCAATTCCAATTTCTAATAAATAACATTAGGCCTAAGAAACGCTATAACAAGTGGATCAAAGCTGAGAAGATTGAATCGATAGAAGTAATTAAACAATACTATGGTTATAGCACAGATAAAGCCCGCCAGGTACTCCCCCTTCTAGATCAATCCCAAATTGACCTGATAGAACAAAAATTAGAAAAAGGTGGAATTAATAATGTCAAACGAGTACTTCAAGATTGACTTGCCTGGATATGCACCCCTAGAAGTCCTACTTATTCAACCAGATGATTTTCTTAAAGTAAGAGAAACGTTGACAAGAATTGGTGTCGCATCACGTAAAGATAAAATTCTTTATCAATCCTGCCACATCCTACATAAACAAGGAAAATACTACATCGTTCACTTTAAAGAGCTCTTTGCCTTAGATGGAAAGCAGGCTGATTTATCAGATAACGATTTAGAACGTAGAAATACAATTGCCAAGCTCCTATCTGATTGGGGTTTGGTAAAGATTATAGATAGCACAAAGTTTACCGAGCTTGCTCCTTTATCGCAGATTAAAGTAATTGCACATAAAGATAAGCACGAATGGGATCTACAAACCAAGTATAATATTGGTAAAAAAAGAGTAGATTCTGACGAGTAAAAGCATATATAATATATCCCCGGGATGGGAACGTAATAGGCTCTTCTACCTTAGGAGCGTCTAAAGCCGGTACAACGATAAGGTACCCCAGTAGTCGGTAAGCTGGAACAACGATACGCCTTCGGGGTATCAAATTTTAAACTACTCGCTTAATAGGAGAAACTATATGTTTTATTCAAACATGGCTATTGATTCCATTCAAAACGCCAAAATTAACTTCCTCAAACAAACAGTTAAGGAAGAATCCCTTCAAAAACCTTTGGTTGATTTCGTCGAGGCACAACGTGTCTTTACAAAACAAATTTTTAAGTCTGCAAATGATGTAATGAACATTGCTTCAGAAACATTTGCAAATGCAATTACAGGTACTGCAAAAAAGGGAGCTTAATATGACATTACTAACAACATTTGGTCCTGGTTTTAAAGACATGGATAAATTTTTTGTTGGCTTTGATGATCAGTTTAATCGTCTTGCTAAAATGCATGACGATATGACTAAAAACATTCCTAACTATCCCCCTTACAACATTAAGAAGACAGGCGATAATACTTACGTTGTTGAAGTAGCTGTTGCCGGTTTTGCTAAACAAGACATTGAGATCGAACTCAATGACGGTAAGATGTTAATTAAGGGTAACGTTCAGTCAAACGAAGCTGAAGATAATTTCCTGTTCAAGGGAATTGCCAATCGCGCTTTTACCCGTACTTTTGCGCTCGATGATCAAATCGAAGTACAAAACGCCGAAATGTTCAATGGTATGCTTAAAGTATTTTTAGAGCGTATTATTCCTGAACATAGAAAGCCAAAGAAGATCGAAGTTAAAGATACTTCAGAAGCTAAACCTAAAAAAACTAAACCCCAACTACTTACAGAAGATCCACAAGATCGAGATCTGTAAGACTAGGCCCCTTCGGGGGCTTTTTAAATTGTTCACAAGACAAGGAAAAGCTATGTATAAAGAATTAGAAGCATTAAGGGGTGTCGATACCCCTAAACTATCAGATTTCTGGTCATGGGTGGGGAGAGCATTCACCCCTTCATACCAAAATGAAATAGAAGATTATCTTGGTGATTCTGTAGATCATAAGGATCTGGAGACAAGAACGAGAACATTAATGAGACGAGGTATGCTATAATGTTAAAAAAATTACTAAATATTATTATCGAAACTAGAATGGCATTAGCCAAGAGACACTTAAATCGTTTCAGAGGATCATGATCATACTATCACTAATACCTGTCAGAAGAAAAAACTGGGTTATTAAAGCCAGTGTTTTTGATGACCAGATATTAGTGTTTTTTCATAACCCGTTAACACTTGCATA